TCAATTATTTTACCAGCCTTGTCAGATCGCAAGGGGGGTTGTTTGATATTGGGAACTCCTAAAGGAACAAATAATTTTTTTTATAATATTTATAAACGAGCATGTATAGATCCTAAGTGGTATGTAAAAGTCTATAAAGTATCGGAAACAAAACTCCTGGATGAAGAAGAACTCCAGCAGCTGCGTGATACTATGTCGGAAGATGAATACCGACAAGAATTAGAATGTGATTTCTCCGCTGCCATCTCTGGATCAGTTTACGGAAAGATCATGGAGAAGATGGAAGATGATGGGAGAATTGGGAATGTACCTTATGATCCTGGATTTAAAATTAACACCGCCTGGGATTTAGGGGTTGGGGACTCCACCGCTATAATTTTTTATTATACAGCTGGAAGAACAGTTTATATTTGTGATTACTACGAAACAAGTGATGAAGGTCTGCCGCACTTTGCTAAAATTTTAGAAAAAAAAGCAGATGAATTAGGATATTTTTATGGAGATCATATTGCTCCATTTGATATTGAACAACGAGATTTTTCTAATGGAGTAAGCCGAAGAGAAACAGCTTATGAATTAGGTATTCGTTTTCGTGTTGCACCGAAACTATCAATAGAAGATGGGTTACATGCAGCATCAATGCGACTTAATACAGTATGGATAGATCGTGAGAAGTGTGAAGGGTTAATTGATGCACTTAGACATTATCATCGCAAATATAATCCATCGCTTAAAGTGATGGGAAAGCCAGTACATGATTGGAGCAGCCACGGTAGTGATGCTTTTCGTACCATGTGCGTAGCAATGGATCAAGGAATTGGGGATCGTAAGGCTCCTCAACAAATTGCGGAGAATAATTATGATCCGCTAGAAGTAACAACAGGAGTAATTTAATGGGATTTTTAAAACCTAAAATAGTTATGCCGCCACCGTTACCGGAAATGAAACCGTTACCAGATGCTCCTACTATGGAAGATCCGGATGTGGTGGAAGCTGGTGAAGCGGAAGTAGCAACAACAAAAGGCAAAGGAAGAAAATCAACTATCCTCACAAGCAATCAAGGTTTGTTAGAAGATGCTGATACTTACAAGCCAACATTATTGAGTTAGATATGGGAGCATTGATTAAAAGAAAACCAGATATACAAAATCCATCAACAACAGATGTAAATACAATGATGATGTTATCTGGTGGTAAGATGAATGTGCAAGAAGCAAAAGATGCTATTCAATTAAAACCACCATCAGCAGAAATTTCTCCAGATACAGATGTAGTGAAAGATGGAGTTAATAAAGTTATAAAAAAAGGTAAAGCTAGTACCATTATGACAGGAATGTTTGGTGATACATCAAAAGCAAATACATATTCTAAATCATTATTAGGCGGATAATATGGGAGCATCAACAGTAACAACAAAGTCAAGAGATGTAGGGGGTAATGATAACAGACAAAATGACAGACAAAACCAACTACAAACACAAATAAATAAATTAAAAGCAAAAGGTCATACAACTGGTGCAGATGCTTTAGCAAAGAAAAAAGCAAATGAAGCTAAAGTTTTTGCTGGTGCAAAAAAATTAGATCAACTGGGTTCAAATATAAATACATTACAAACAAGTGATCCATCAAGAATGCAAGGCTCACAAGACCAGGCAATTATTAGATCAAATATTGCATCTCTTCCAGGGATGGCGGTTACGGATAGTAGTGGTAAAATTATGCGATCAAGTAACGGTGCAGCTATCTTAACAAGTAAAGGTCAAAAGATGTTAGATCAAAAAGGTTTAAGGTACGGTGATAAAGGTGCCATTAAACCAAGTGCTGCACAAGAAGTATCACAAATGAAATTACAATCTTCAATGGCTCCAATATTTGCAAAACCGATTGTTAATAAATTATATCAACCTTCTACAATTATGGGTGGCAAATATAAGGGTGGCACTAAAGCAGAAAGAGCACAAATAGAAAAAGAATTAAAATTAGGTGATAAGAAATTATTTGGAGCACCAAAAGGGTATGACTCTGTATTATCAAAAAACATGTTGCTATCCGGTAAAGATCGTAAAGCATTCCTTCTAGGGGAAACAGAAAAACTATTAAAAAACAATTTAGGTGATTAATGATTACAAATAAAGCAAAAGAAATTTTAGATCGGTACAGTAAATTAAAAGTAATGCGTGGTACCTGGGAGAGTCATTGGCAAGAGATTGGTGATTATTGTTTACCAAGAAGAGCCGATATAACAAAAAAACAATCTAGAGGATCAAAACGCACCGAACTAATATATGACAGCACCGCTATTCATGCAGCAGAACTATTAGCTTCATCGTTACATGGAATGCTGACTAATGCAGCTTCCCCTTGGTTCTCATTACAATTTAAAGATCCATTTTTAAATAATGATGATGCGGTAAATGAATGGTTAGAAGAATGTACAAATCAAATGTACATGTCTTTTGCTCGTAGTAATTTTCAACAAGAGATCCATGAATTATATTTAGATCTTATTACATTTGGAACTGGCTGCATGTTTATTGAAAGAAGTGATGAAGATGCACTTAGATTTTCAACCAGGCATATTTCAGAAATTTATATTCAAGAAAATGAAAAAGGAATTGTTGATACAGTATTCCGTAAATTTAAAATGTCCGCAAGAGCAGCTTTCAATATGTTTGGAGCCGCAACACAAGAAATAGAAAAATTACAAAAAGATAATCCATATGAAGAATTAGATTTTTTACATGTGGTCATGCCAAGAGAGAATAGAGATCCTAATAAAATTGATGATGTTAATAAACCTTTTACGTCTATCTATTTAACAATAGATGGTAAGATGTTAGGGGAAGGGGGATTTAATGAATTCCCTTATGTGGTTCCTCGTTTTACTAAATCATCCGTAGAAATTTTTGGAAGATCACCAGCATTCACTTGTTTAAGTGATATTAAAATGCTGAATAAAATGTCGGAAACAATGATCCGTGCTGCACAAAAAACTATTGATCCTCCTCTCCTGGTTCCGGATGATGGTTTTATTATGCCAATCAAAACTATTCCTGGAGGTTTAAATTTTTATCGTAGTGGTTCAAGAGATAGAATAGAACCATTACAAATTGGAGCAAATATTCCATTTGGTTTAGAATACGAAAACCAAAGACGAGAAGCAATCCGCCAGGCATTTTTTGTCGATCAATTATTGATGGCACAAAATGTAACAATGACAGCAACAGAAGTATTGCAACGTAATGAAGAGAAGATGCGATTACTTGCACCGGTACTTGGAAGATTACAATCAGAAATGTTGCAACCGTTAATTGATAGGACTTTTAGTATTTTATTGCGTGATGGTAAGTTACCTTCTCCACCGCCTACTTTACAAGGTATGGAGATTGATATTGAATATGTATCTCCTCTTGCAAGAGCACAACGTCAAGGTGATGTAAATGCAATGATGAGAGCATTAGAAATAATTATGCCAATGTCGCAAATGGCACCGATGATGGATTATGTTGATACCGATAAACTGGTTAAACATTTAGTAGAGATCTTAGGAGTGCCTAGTAAAGTAATTCGTTCAGATGGAGAGGTAGAAGAAATGCGTAACCAACGAGCACAGCAGCAACAAGCAGCAGCACAAGCAGAAGAAGCAAGAGCCGATGCACAAGCAGCTGGTCAAGCAGCACCGATGGTTAAAGCAGTTGGAGGGTTATAGTGCCAGATCAAATACCAAAAGAATTAATGCAGATCATTGATCTGTATAAACAAACTTTTAATACCGATGAGGGTAAAAAAGTTTTAGAGGATCTTCGATTACGATGCTTCTCTAAAAAAAGTACATTTGATAAAGATGCAAATGTAACAGCTTTTAATGAAGGACAACGACAAGTTGTTTTGCACATTGAAGGTTTTATAAATTATAAATCAGTAAAGGAATAAAATGGCTGACACACAGGTAGCGGAAGAGCAAGTATCTCAACCGTCTGTTAGCGAAACTCCAGTAGAAACAAATTGGAGAGATAGCTTATCAGATGACATTAGAGGTGATGCAAGTTTAGAAAATATTAATGATATTAATTCATTAGCAAAAGGATATGTTCATGCTCAACGGATGGTAGGAGCCGATAAGATTGCTCTACCAGGTAAGTATGCAACAGAAGATGATTGGCAACAAGTTTATACAAAATTAGGCAGACCGGACTCTCCGGAAAATTATGAATTAAATTATAATTTGCCAGAAGGAGATGACGGTGCCAATCTAAATCAATTTAAAGAAGTATCACACAAACTTGGTTTATTACCAAACCAGGCACAAGGTATATTAGAATTTTATAATGAAATGAACCAGGCTGTCGTGCAGCAAGGAGAAATTGCATTAAATGATAATAAAGAAACTGTTGTGCAAGGTTTACGAAAAGAGTTTGGACAAGCTGCTCCTAGTAAATTAGAATTAGCAGAACGAGTAGCAAAGCAATTTGCTTCACCAGAAATTTTTGAAACTAAATTAGCTGATGGTTCACAGCTGGGTAATCATCCAGATATGATCCGTGCTTTTATTAAAATAGGAGAAGCTATTAGTGAAGATAAATTAAATGGTGCACCACAAGAAATGGTAATGACACCAGATGAAGCACAAAAAGAAATTGGTAAATTAATGGAAGAAAATTCTCCTTATTGGCAGAAAAATCATCCTAATCATTCAAGAGCCGTTGATGAAGTGGCTCGTCTAATGGAGTTTACCGTATAAGAATACCAATAGCAATATTGGGTGATGGAGTAGCCTTCTAGGTTCCATTGACATGAGGAAAAGTATCACGATTAGCAATCGTTAAATGTAGATTTTGTCCAGTTGTTTGGGGAGCTTAATCAAAAAATTTTTCACATTGATGGAGGACATAAATGTCTAATCAAATAACTACAGCTTTTGTACAGCAGTATTCAAACAATGTACAAATGCTTTCACAACAAATGGGTAGCCGTTTGCGTGAAGCAGTAGATGTGGAAACTGTAACTGGGAAAAATTCTTATTTTGACCAGGTTGGAAGTGTTAGTGCACAACTAAAAACTTCTCGACATGCAGATACACCACAAATTGATACTCCTCATTCAAGAAGAAGAGTTAGTTTAGCAGACTACGAATGGGCTGATCTTATAGATGACCCAGATAAAATCAGAATGCTAATCGATCCAACTTCTTCCTACGCAAAAGCAGCAGCAGCTGCAATGGGTAGATCGATGGATGATGTTGTCATATCTGCTTTAGGCGGCACAGCCTATACTGGTGAAACTGGTTCTACGAGCACAGCTTTACCAAGCACTCAAAAATTTGCTACGTCAAACCAATCAGATGGTTTAACGATTGCAAAACTTTTGGATGCAAAAAAGAAACTGGATTTACAAGATGTAGATCCATCACTTAAACGATATGTCGTGTGTGGAGCAACTCAAATAAGTGATTTGTTAAACACTACGGAAGTTAAAAATTCTGACTTTAATACCGTGAAGGCTTTGGCAATGGGTCAAATCGATTCCTACCTTGGCTTCAAATTTATTATGTCAAATAGACTTAACTTCGATGCAAGTAATACGGATGATAGACTATGTTTCGCTTTCACCGAGGATGCAATCAAAATGGCAATAGGAAAAGATATTTCTGCAAGAATAGACGAAAGAGCAGATAAATCTTACAGTACACAAGTGTACTACTGTATGTCGATTGGTGCTACTCGAATGGAAGAAGTTAAAGTAGTTCAAATTCCGTGCAACGAATAGGAGGGGTAAGATATGGCTAGTGTAAAAAGTGTTGCAATAACAAATCTTGATGCTGTTCCTAGTGTAATGAGTGATGGTGGTAATCTTTCTGGAATGAAAGTTTGGCACGATACTTATGAAGCATCTTCTTTAGCAAGTGGTTCTGACATCACTATCGCAAGAATACCAGCTGGATCTACGATCCATGATGTAGTCTTGAAATGTGATGCTCTTGGTGGTTCATCAACTTTAAAAGTTGGTACTGCTGCTGACGATGATTTATTCATCGCTGCAACTGGAACCTGGAATGCTGGAGGACAAACTCAATCAATGCTATCTGGTTCATCAACTGGTGCACCAATAGCAACTGTAACAGGTTTGGCTAACAAAGTAGACTCACAAACAGATATTATTATTACTACTGGTGGTGCATCCATCACAGGTACAATATTCTGTTGGGTTTACTATACTCAATAAATATTTGGGGGGATTATTCCCCCTTTTTTTTTCATAGGAGAAACAATGGCTAAAAAAGGATTATACGCAAATATGAATGCCAGAAAAAAAGCTGGTACATCAAGACCAAAATCAAAATCAACAGTAAGTGCAGCAGCATATAAAAATATGAAAGCTGGATTTCCAAAAAAGAAAAAGTAAATGTCATCAGTAGTAGAAATTTGTAATTCATCATTAAACATCTTAGGTGCTTCTCGTATTGTTAGTTTAACAGAGGACTCAAAGAATGCTCGGTTATTAAACCAACGATATGAACCAGTAAGAGATGCAGTATTTAGAGCACATCCCTGGAATTGTTTATTAAAGAGAGTTGAATTAGCTAAAGACACAACGGCACCAGCATTTGAGTATTCTTATCAATATTCATTACCAGCTGATTGTTTGCGTGTTATTCGATCACAATATTCTGAATATTCAACAGGTGAAGAATATCGAATTGAAGGAAGAAAACTTTTAAGTAATGTGGGTACAATAAAAATTTTATATGTTGCAAAAATATCAGATCCAAATGAATATGATACATTACTCCAAGAAACTATTGCTGCACGATTAGCACATGAGTTATGTTTTGCTATTACACAGAATGGTGCTTTAGTTCGTAACTTATATGATTTGTATTCTGAAAAATTAAGAGAAGCTAGACATGCAGATGCAGCAGAAAATTCTGTTGATGATATAAATAGAATACAAGCTAATGAATTTATAACTTCGAGGTTCTAATGCCAAAAGTTTCAGCAGCTTTAACTAATTTTACAGCTGGAGAATTATCTCCTCGTTTGCAAGGAAGAACAGATTTAGAAAAATATTTTAATGGATGTAAGGTAATGGAAAACATGACCATCCATCCGCATGGTGGAGCATCACGCAGACCAGGTACAAAATTTATACATGAAGTTAAAACAAGTGCCAACTCTACCAGGTTAATACCTTTTGAGTTTTCAACGACACAAACTTATATAATGGAGTTTGGAAATAATTATATTCGTTTTTTTAAAGACGGTGGAATTATAACCGAAGGTGATAAAACTATTTCGGCAATTACACAAGCAAATCCAGCGGTAGTTACATCAAGTTCACATGGATATTCTAATGGTGATTTTGTTATTATAACTGGTGTTGTAGGAATGACCGAAGTAAATGGTAAAACATTTAAGGTTGCTGATAAAACAACAAATACTTTTGAATTACAAACAATAGATGGTGTTGATATTAATTCTTCTGGTTATACAGCTTATGGATCAGCCGGAACAATAAATAGAATTTATCAAATTACGACAAGCTATGCGACAGCTGATTTGTTTACTTTAAAATATGCTCAAAGTGCCGATACCATGTATATTGTGCACCCAACATATAAACCACAAAAATTAACAAGGTCAGGACATACTTCCTGGACTATTGGAAACTATGCACCGACAGCAGATCCATTTACTTCAACAAATAATTATCCAAGTTGTGTTGCAATTTATGAAGAGAGATTAGTTTTTGCTAACACTAATGCGAATCCACAAAAAATTTTTTTTACAAAGTCTGGTGATTTTGAAAATGCTACTACTGGCACGAATGCTGATGATGGATTAACTTTTACGATTGGATCGGATCAAGTTAATGCGGTTCGGTATCTTTCCTCAATGCGTACTTTAATTATAGGTACAACTGGTGGTGAATTTACGGCAACAGCTTCAAGCACCTCGGAGCCAATAACACCAACAAATATTCAGATTAAAAGACAATCGGCTTATGGATCTGCCAATGTGGATGTTGTGCCGGTTGCTAACGTAACTTTATTTCTGCAACGAGCAAAAAGAAAATTACGAGAGTTAGTATATGATTATAATGTGGACTCGTATGTTGCACCGGATCTAACAATATTAGCAGAGCATGTAACTAAAAGTGGAGTAACACAATTATCGTATCAACAAGAACCAGATAGTATTATTTGGACTACACGAACTGATGGGATCTTAGCTGGTCTAACATATCAACGAGTAGAAAATGTTGTTGGATGGCATCGTCATATTTTAGGTGGTAAGTCAGACACAACAAAAAATATTATACAACAATCAAAAAGTTTTACGTCAAATGCAAGTAATGTTTCAACAACCAATAATACAATAACCATTTCCTCCCATGGTTTTACAACTGGTGATGCCGTATATTATTATGCTGCATCTAATCCTATTGGTGGATTAAAAACAGATCGTTTGTATTATTTAATTAGTGCAGATAGTAATACTATAAAATTAGCAGAAAATGCTACACTTGCTACAGCTGGTACCGCCATTAGTTTAACAACTGCACCAGGAAGCGATACAACACAATTTATTTACCAGGGTGTTAATATTGAAAATGACACATTACATTCTGCTGCTCATGGACTTAACACCCATGATGAAATTTTTTACGATAACACCGGCACCAGTATTGGTGGCTTATCAGAAAATATAAAATATTATGTAAAAAAAATAAATGATAATGAATTTAAGTTATCAACGAGATCTGACTTTTCATCTTTTGTTGCTTTAACATCAGCACATACAAGTGAGCAAACAGATAATATTTTTACCAATTCTATTGTTGAGTCAGTTGCTACAATACCAGGGGATTTGAATGAAGATATAACGTACATGATTGTTAAAAGAATTGTGAACGGTGCGGTAAGAAGATATGTCGAATATTTTTCTACTTATGATTACGGTGATGATATTGAAGATGCTTTTTATATTGATAGTGGTTTGACATATAATGGTGCTGCTACAACAAGTATAAGTGGACTCGATCACCTAGAAGGGGAAACAGTAACAATTTTAGCAGATGGTGCAAGTCATCCAAACAAAGTTGTATCTAATGGCACAATAACTTTAGATCGATCTTCTAGTATTGTACAAATTGGATTGTCTTACACATCTTTATTAGAAACAATGCAGCTAGAAGTACCAAGCCAGGAAGGTACATCGCAAGGTAAAATAAAAAGAATACATGATGTAACAGTTCGTTTTCATAAAACAGTTGGTGCACAAATAGGATCGGATGAGGATGATATGGAAACAATAAATTTCCGTACCGGTAACATGCCTATGAACACCGCTATTACTCCTTTTTCCGGAGATAAAGAAATTGAGTTCCGTGGGGATTATGATGCTAATGCAAAATTAATTATACGACAAACACAGCCACTACCAATGACGGTGTTGGCTATCTATCCACGACTAGCATCAAATGAGGGGTAATGTATTTAATTCCGTTTAAATCAGATCACGCAAAAATAATGATGTCGCAAGGTACTAATGCTGCACAGATAGGAATGAATGCGGATCACTATGAAGTGTTTAATAATTTAGAATACGAAAATTTATCGTTTACTGCCATTACGGATAATTCATTTATTTGTAGCGGTGGGATTGTGCCAATGTGGCAAGGTGTATTTGAAGGTTGGGTAATTGGTTCAAATAAAATTTGGGATCATCCAGTTTTAGCAGCACGAACAATTAAAAAAGGTTTAAATCAATTATACCTGGACAATAATATTACACGATTGCAGACAGCTGTTCGAGCAGACTTTCCAATGGGGATGAAGTTTGCCAAATGGTTAGGATTTAAAAATGAGGGGTTAATGAAAAAATACGATATGGAAGGTAAAGACTTTTACCGATTTGCGAGGGTATCATAATGGCACCTTTAGCAGTAGCAGCAAGTGTAGGATCAACCGTTGTAACAACAATGGGTTATATGGGTGCAGCCAAAGCGGCAGAAGCAACTGGTAACTATAATAAAAAAATTTATGATTACCGTGCCAATATAACAGAGAGAGATGCAGAATTAATTAGTGAACAAAATCGTATCAATCAAATTGGCTTTGATCGTATTGCTAATAAAACTTTAGCAATGACAAAAGTTGCGTATTTAAAAAATGGTATTGTGTTAGATGATGGTGATCCAAATTCTACACCTCAAAAAGTAATGCAAGAAAATGCAGAGATGTTACAATTTGAAAGAAAGATTATGGACTACAATGCCAAGGTTGGAAAAATGCAACAACTTGATACGGCTGCATTGGAAAGAATACAAGGCAACATGGCACAGATGACCGGACAAAATCAAGCAATGGGTTACAAATACCAAGCTGGTGCATCTCTATTAGGGGGAGCAGCAAAAACACACGGCATATACGATAGATATTATGGTTAAAATTCCAACAGCAGACGAACTTACCGGCAGACAAATTAATATTACTCCAGGTGCAAAGCCTAATTTTTTATTACCTTCAAATGCCATGACCGAACCATTTTTAAATATGGCAGATGCTTCTCAAAGAGCCGGTAATGCTATTATTGATTATGCTGTATCGTTACAAGACGCAAAAAATAAAACGATATTAAATAATGCGGTACTAAGCATGAAAGATGAGATGCAAACATTTCAACAAGAATTATATCGTGGACAAATTATAGATATGGAAGATGGCTCTCAAAGTATAACTCCTTATGATCCATTAAAATTTAGTGAATTATTAGAAAATAAAAAAGGGAGTTTATATCAAAAATATGTAACGAATAATAAAGATGTAAAAGGATTATTATCAAGTCAAATTAAATCAACATTTGAATTAGAATATTTACAAATTGCTGATGCAGTAAATAAGGAAGCAAATAAACGAATAGATCAAGATCATATTGTTTCTTCTATGCGAATGATAGATGTGTACAAGGCAGAACTTACAACCGATTTAAGTGCAGATGAAAATAAAATTAAAGCTTTAAAAGCATCTATCAATATTAAATTAAATGAAATACAACACAAAATTCCTGTAGCAACTTTTTTAAATTTACTTGATGAAATAAAATATGATATTGCTGAAGGTCAGTTTTTAAATTTTACTAAAGATTTACCATTACCAACATTAACAGATATTATTAATTTATCAGATGGATTTGATTTTAAAACAATAGGTAATGTTGTTGTCCAAAAAACCATGAAAGATTTACATGAAGAGCATCCGGATATGGTGCAAAAAATATTTAATGCAGCTATTAAACAACAAACCGATCAAATTACGTTAAATAATAAATATGAATTATCACTACAAAAAAAAGAAAAAGAATTAATTAATGATTATTTAAAAACTATTTTTTTAACTAATGATGAAGGAGATGAAGCAGAAGCTGCAAAACAAACAGCTTTTACACAATTAAAAAATTTAAAATCATCAGATTATAAAACCATACAAGCTGCCGAAGCTTATCTAAATTCTGAACCTTTATTTGCCGATACAACAAATGAGTCTGTGTATTTTGAATTAAATAAAAATATTCGTTTAGGTACAGCAAGTTTTGAAGATGTATTAACTGCGGCACCTAGTTTAACAAAAGAAACTTTTCAAGAATTAATGGCATTACAAGCTTCTGGTATTAAAGATTTAAAATCAGAATTTTCTAAATCTATAATGACTAAATACGGAATAGTGGAAGATTTTATTGATAGTGATAATCCGGTGCACGGCATTATTGTAATGAATGCAGCACTAGCTAATAGTGAATTATCAGAATGGATTAATAATCCAGAAAATAAAAAGATAGCTGGTTCTGCTGCTTTTAATACAGAACGAGATAAAATATTTGACAAGTTTAATGAAAAAATAAAAAACCAAATTATCGATCAAATGAAACAAGGTTTTGGCAGAATGATAACTAAACAATTTGGTAAGACACCAGATTGGTTTGATTATAATGATTTGCCTGGAACAATTAAAAATTTAAAAGAAGAAGAAGATAAAGGAACTCTTACACAAAGTCAGATAATGGGAATATCTATGGTACTAAATCAATACCAAGGATATTTTGAAATATTGGGGATCAATTAATTATGGACACAAAGAATACAACTTTTGATGATGCAGTAGATCAAACAGATAATATTACAAACTCTACTTATAATGACATGATGTCTAATCAACCTAAAGAAAATTATAATGAGTTTGATGTCTACATTGATTGGGAAACTGGAACAAAACATACATTAGGTATTGATGATAACCAGATGCCACATTTAATTTCTTCTGAACCAGCTAATATTATTGATAAAGGACAAAAAGCAATAGCTGATGCTGGAGAAGCACAAGTCATTGCTTCCGAAGCAACTATCGAAGCTAATCAAAAATTATGGGAAGGTGCAAAAAATTTCTTTGTTCGTGCTCCAAAAGATTACTGGACAGGTATAAAAAGAACCGCACTAAAAATGAATGACTCTGCTATCCAAGCTGCTGATTTCTTAACTGGTGGTAATTATAGTATTTTAAATAAATCTATTTCTGGTGAAACATATTACCGTAATGATGATCTTGACATGACTTTAACAATGCGTGGTGAAGTATTAGTAGATGGAAGTTTCGAGAATAGTGCCACCGATCCACAATACATGAATGGTGGTCAATTTTCTGCTTTTGATATTAACGGTACATTAAAAGATGGATGGAAAGAAATTACTCTTCCTATGAAACGGTTACAAGAAAGCGAATACGATTACGAAAATGAAGGTTTTGGAATGCCGGTATTAATGGAGTACGGAATTCAATACGGTTTGCCTGGAGTGCAAATGTATAAACTTTTAGGTAAAGTTCCTTATCTTAATACTTGGGGTAGAGTTATCTTAGCAGAACTTGGAACAGAGTTTGTTGGAGCAACTCAAGATGAAGAAGATATTAATATGGCAAACATGATTATATCTTTTGGATATAGTGAAGAGGACTCACAAACAGTATTGCGTGAATTATTAGATGCCGTAGCTGCTGATATAGATGATACTGCTTTTGAAAGAAAAGTAAAAAATGCTGTAGGTAATGCTCCTATTGGAGTTGGCTTTGCTGGAGTCTTACAAGCTTTTAAATTTATGAAAGCTTTTAAAAATAATAAAGAAGGTAGAAAAATTGTAGCAGAAGAATTAGGATTAAAATACAAAGCTGATGACGGTGAAGAAGGTGTGTTTAAAATTTTAGATGCGGATGATAATCCTATTGCATCTGTTGGCACCCAAGAAGAAGCGGATGAAATATTATCTATATTAGGTAAAGGATATAAAGTACAAGAGTTTAAATCGGTAGGTGCAGCTGTTAATACAAATGCAGCATTAAAAACTGATACACCAGATTTTTATTCTAATGTAGTAAATGCGATTAACACATTAAATATTTCTGAAAAAGGAATGCCAGGTAATCAAATATTGGCAACAATAATAAATACCCAGGGTGTCAAACAAATAGAAATTGACGATATGGGTTTAGAAGAATTTTTAAAAGATAAACCTAATGTAACTAAAACTGAATTAGACGCATTTGTAGAAAAGAAAGCTTTAACAAATAGAATTAGCACAACTATGTTGGAAGAAGAAACAGATGTGATGACAAGAAAACTAGACTATGACTCTTCTATAGCACCAGATGGATCAATAAGAATATTGTTTGATAAAAACAACATTACAAATTTAAGAGAAGCAACAGAAATGATTTTAAATAGTGATAAATTTTCAAAAGATTTAGAAAAAACTTATAATCAATATGTAAAAGACATGGAAATAGATGCACCACCAATATTTGGTGATGTAGATTGGATGAAGGGTGAATACAATGGAGTAGTACAAAGATTTTTAAATGAAAGAGGGATTTATGCACCAACACCAATCAAACCAGTATTTGCCTATAATCAAAATTATAATATTGCTGGTGGCACAAACCCTAAAGAAATAATTATTCATAGTAGTGGTAATGCACAAGTCTATACTAGAGATCATTATAGACTACATGGAACCGGAAAAGAAGTACCAGCTGGTGAAAATGTGTTGGCACATATACGAACTAATGACAGAGTTATTGATGGAAAAAAAGTTTTATTTATAGAAGAGATCCAATCGGACTTACACCAAACTGGAAGAAAAGAAGGTTACAACATTCCTTCATCTCCTTTTGGAGAAAATATTGTTAAAACCGGCACAGTACCAAACGCACCATTAAAAAAGAATTGGTATGAAACTGCTATGAAGAAAGCAATTAAACATGCCATTGATAATGGATATGACTCTATTGCCTTTACTCCTGGATCTGTTCAAAACCAACGATATTCTTTATCTACTTATGTAGAAGATTTAATTATAACTCCAAATAGAGGTAGTATTAAATTAAGTGGAACACAAAAAAATGGAGCACCATTTACTGAACATGTAAATTTTGATGAATTAGATGCACAAGTTGGAAAAGAAACAGCAGATAAAATTAGAGCTGATAATCCTAATTTAGAAACTTCAATAAAAAAAGAACAACAATTAGTAATAAGATTAAATAAAGTGCAAAGTAAAATGGCTAAAATTTCTGACTTAACTGCTGATGGTAAAAATCCAAATAAAAAAATATATCCAAGAGCAACAAGAAACTTTTATTACAAAGAAGAAGCACCAGGACTACAAGTTTATTATTCGTATCAAACTCCTATTGGTTATAAATTTAATGGGGAAACAGTAGTAAGGGTAAATGATTATAGTGTAACAACAAATAGGCACATGTACGATATTGATGGAGGTGCACCAGATGATCGTATTCCTGGTTGGCGATTTGAAGAAAAATTACAAAAAATTAAAGATGATGGTTATAAAGCTAAACCACTTGATAAGAATAACAAAGAGTACACTACGATAATTCAAGAACAAGCAGCACTAACAAAAAAAATAAGTAAACTAAAAAAAGATAATCAAATAGTTTACAACAATCAAGATTTAGAAATTGGTGGTGAAGGCATGAAAGGTTTTTATGATAAAATCCTCCCAGCTTTTGTTAAAAAGTTTGGTAAGAAGTATGGGGTAAAAGTAGAATATAAATCACTTGAATATAATGTAGAAAAACCTGGGGGTGGCACAAATATAATGATAGATGAAAATATTAAAGTTCCATACTTTGAAATACCAGAGTCAATGAAATTAGATATTTCAGAAAAGGGTGTTCCGATTGCAAACTTAAAACAGAACAAAGAAATGACAGCTTCGAGCATGGCATAAATAGTTAAAATAAACACTACACAAACGACAAAATTTATATTAAGAAAGGGTACAATACACCGTAGAGGTGTTTTTATTTCACACATTAATGGCATACGAAAATCCTGGAGTAGAGGAACTCTCTAATACGCAAAACCTCAACATTAAAAATATAAAGAATATTGGCAGCATAGATCAACTAGCCACTAATCCTAAAGAGGACACGGTGGAAATGGCTAACTTTTTTAGAATACCAATAAAGCCAAAACCGGTTATTAAAGATGTAGAGCCAACAATACAAAAGCAAGAAACAGATTTTGCGGAAAGTATTTTTAATGATGGTGTTGATGATATGTCATCAGCTTCGGTATTAGCAGATATAGCTGATCCAGAATTACAAATAACAAATTCTATAAATTTTAATCACATTCAAGGTGATGAAGGAATTATAAAAACAATTACGGCAATCGATAACAAATTGCCACCAACAAACACAACTTCTTTTGATGAAATAAAATCAATCGGTGAACACATTGACATCTCCGAAGCAATTTTAAATCCTAAGAAAACATCTTTTTTAGATCACAGCAAACCTCTTGCTCCACAGATTTATGCAGCAAGAACTTTACTTGTTGATAGTGCTAACAAATTAAATGGATTAGCAAAACAAGTAATAGAGAATAAAAAAAATGGAATTGTTGATAAAGAATTATTAATAGAATTTAGACGGCAAATGGCATTACATGCTGGAATACAGCATAAACTTAAAGGTGCACAAACAGATATAGCACAAGCTTTGGCTTCGTTTCGTATTGATGTTGATGGTACAACACGAATAGATAATATTGATGTGCTGTTAGATAATCATGGTGGCTCCAAAGCCGCTGAAAAAATGGCAGAAGCATATATTGATTTAGTCAATACTAAAGGTCAAAAAACTGCAAATCAATTTGCTGAACATGGTGCATTAAAAAAAACAGTAGAAGCTATCCAAGAGTTATATGCTGGTGGATTGTTATGGAGTTCAAAAACTTTAATGCGTAACTTTTTAGGTACAGCCATGTATCAAGCCTGGGAGTTACCAACACGAATAATTGCTGGATCTATAGGTATGATGGAGAATACTCTTAACATACAAAAAGGTTTTAATTTTATTCATAATGAAGGGTATAACAAATTATTTAACGGCAAACATTGGGGGAATAATAATGGTTATGATTTTCAACAAGGATTGGCTTTTATTCAAGGTTATTCAATGTCTTGGAAAGATGCTTTTATTGCAGCCAATGCAGCTTGGAAAAAAGGAGTTCCAAGTGATGCTCGTTCACGATATGAAATTGCTGAACAATCAAGAGTTAGTAAAGAGTATTTAGGTTTTACTGGATTAACTGGTTCAGCTATTGATTTGTTAGGTAAAAGTTCTGGTTTACCTTTTAAGTTGATGTTGTGGCAAGATGAATTTTTAAAGACTCTTGTTCGCAATGCTGAACTACGAGTAAAAGCATCAGAAAAATATACAGAAGTTTTAAATGCTAAAGGTTCAAAACAAGAAGCCGAAGATGCTGCTATATCATTATTAACTAATCCTGGTGATGAATTAACATCAGAGATGGATGCGATTGCTAGACATTTTGTTTTTCAAGATGATTTAGGAGTATTAGGTTCTAAGATCCAGGCATTTCAACAAATACCTGGTATGAAAATATTAATGCCGTTTGTTAAAACACCTATTAATATTTTTAAAACAGTTTCTGGTATGACCGGACATGCTGGTTTAGTTGGATTAAATCCAAAATTTTATTCAGATCCAAAATACCGACAACGAGTTTTAGCACAAATGACTATGTCTGCTGGAGCAGCAACAGTAATGTATCAGTATTATTCTACTGGTAAACTTACTGGAGCAGCACCAAGAGATGCGAAGATAAGAAAAAATATGACGGAGATGGGTTGGCAGCCTTATTCATTTGTTTTTGCTGATCCTAATCTTCCAGAAGGTGCACCGTTATTTACAGCTGATGGTATTCCAACTGGAAAGCATACTTATGTAAGTTATGCTGGATTAGAACCTATTGGTGGTTTGTTAGCTTTAATGACAACAACATATCAACGTATGGATTTAACAAGAGATCCTACGGAGAGAGATAATATAGCAATGGCATTTACTTTATCTGCTAAAGATTATTTTAAAGAAATTCCGTACTTAAAATTTTTTGGTAACATAACTAAAATTATGGATAGTTCGTATGATGGAGATATAGGTACAAAAAAATTATCAGAAGATATACTTGGTGCTTTTGTTCCATTTTCTGCACAGCTGCGATCTTTATCGCAACTAACAGATGGCACTATTTATGATATGGGTGCAGATTTTGAATTAGATTACGAAGAATATTTGTTAGATGAAGAAGGAAAAATACAATTTCGTAATGATGGTAAACCAAAAATAAATCCTAATTATGGATTACCAAAAAATAACGCAATGGTGCTAAATGCGTATGCTGGTTTTAATAAAATTTATGACAACTTGCCTGGCTCCAAATCTATTAGTGAAATGTTGGAACGAGATTATTATGTGCCACGACAAGATGTTTTTGGAAATGATGTAGAGAGAGATAAAGGATTAACAACAGGGGAAAAAGTTTGGAACTATGCTTTACCTTTTAATATTAAAAAGGGTGAAGAGATGACCGGTGCTATGGCGGAAATAATGCGTCTTGGTAATCCTATCAATAATGTAACACAAAATTATAAAGGTATTAAACTTACCTCTAAGCAATTATATTTTTTAACTGATGCTGCAAAGAATGAAACTTTTATTAATGGAGTTGATTTTGATACAGCAATAGAAATGGAAATGTATTCACCAGCCTATTGGCAGCTTAATGATAAAGATAAATATAACCGGTTGCAGCAAATTAAAAATGATTATTACCAACAAGCTTGGGATATGCAATTTTATATGGAATACTTTGATGTATGGAATGCAGCAAAAAGAAGATCCGATCATTTGAGTGATGGAAATATTACTCCATTTATGATTGGAAATTAACAAGGAAAATTATGACAATAAGTACAACAACAA